TGTCGCAATCGTTCACGCTCGATCTTGTCACTTTCACGTCGTATGGCCTCCTCCAGCCGTGTGATCTCTGATCGTGGTGATCTTGCTCTTCTGTTGTCGCGGTGTCTCTTCATAATTGCTTTGTTGTGAGACTATGTTCTACGTGCTGTTACGCTTCGTCGTAGAATGGTATTACCCTCATCGTGCCAGCGATCTTGATCTTGATGTAACCTGTAGGCGTGGCCGGCAATGCGTTGGCACCCCCCGCTGATCCCACTGTGGCCTGTGTCGCTGTGTTCAGGTCTATCACACCAGTACCCTGTGTGCTGATAGAGATGTCACCATCTGATGTGTCGTTCTGAATGGCGTCCGTCCTCATCGTAGTGGCCTCCATCAGTGTGAAGTTAGCCTCATTGGCAGTCAATTTAACGCCTGTTCCTCCCACTTCCACGTTCTGCCCAGCAGGTGCTGATATTGTCACACCTCCCGTGGTAGAGCTCAGTGTGTTACCGTCCATCCTCAGGTTGTCTGCGTTCAACTGTCCTGTGACTGTTGCTGTTCCTGTCACGTTGGTAGGTCCCGTGAGGTTTATTGCTCCCGTGCCTGATGGCTCTATGTCCACATCACCGTTGGTGTCCGTGGTTATCTTGCCCTGTGTCGTGATGTTGAGGTCACCTATGTTCAGTGTGCCAGTGGTCAGTGAACCCGAGATGGTCTGGTTTCCGGTCGTGGTTATGTCCGCTGTGTTGGTCGTTCCCTGAACTGTCACAGATCCGTCCACACGCAGTCCTTCGTTGATGTTGACTGTTGATGAATCTGGTGCGCTTATGGTAGTGCCCTTGATCGCTATTCCTGAAGCCACAACTGAACCTGTTCCGCCTGGTGTGATGTTGATGTCGGCGTTAGAGGCAGAACCTATGATGTTGTCATTGAATGTGAGGTTGTCCACGGTCACTGTGCCCGTCATGGACGCGGCATTTACTGTTGGACTGGTAAGAACCTTGTTGGTCAGTGTCTGTGAACCGGTGAGTGTGGCCACGGTGCTGTCTATGGCTATGGTCACTGTGTTGCCAGTTGCGCTGGTGGTTATTCCTGTGTCACCAGAGAACTGTAGCACCTCCGAGTCCAGGTCTATGGAGTTGGTTGTTGAGTCATCGGCCGTGAAGTCTAGATCCTGTGCTGTCACTTGTGCGTCAACGTAGGCTTTGATCGACTGCTGTGTGGCTAATGCTGTGGCCGAGTTTGATCCCATAGCGTCTTCGTCTAATATAGAGGTCACTGTTGTGCCTGATGCCAGTTTTAGATTTGCAAGTTGTACGGCCCCTGTTCCTGATGCTGTCAGTTTCAGGTCATCGTTGGATCTGGTGGCCAGTATCTCGTTGTCGGTGATCTGTATGCCTTCCATCTCTATGGCGCCTGTGCCTGATGCCGTCAGTTTGAGGTTGGCGTTGGTCACGTTGGAACTGATCTCGTTGCCGGCGATGGTGATCTGTTGTCCGAACGGTGATGCGCCGTATAAATCGTCAAAGTTTTCGTTTATCTTAGTAAATGCGGTCCTTAAAGGATCACCTGTGCCGTCATTGGCGCTGGATCCTATGTTGATGGTTTGTTTGGCCATTGGTGTAAATCTCCTGGTTTGCAGGTATATTTAGCAAGTATTCTATAAACCTGATGTAATTGTTAAAGGTCTATCAACACACGCTGATATTTGAACACACAATTAGCACTGCTGTTGTTCGTTGCCAGTAGTCTTACAAATCCATCGTTGATATCCGCAGTAAATGTGGCCAGGGGAGAAGTGTGATTGGTTGTTGATCCGAATGATGTGACGTAGGCCTCCGTAGTGCTGTCCGCACTTGGACCATGCACCACGTTGGCCTCCACTATCTCGTACCTACCGGTTGCGGCGTCTGATATTGATATGAAGTATTTTGCACTCCTGTAAGTGGCAGAATCAAATGTGTCGATCTCTGTCGTCGCGGATGATGACACAGTGACGCTGTTGTCATTGATGTCTGAATGGTTCAGTGTGGCGGAACTGGTTGCGAAACCTAGATTACCTGCTCCGTCGGTTTTTACAAACTGTCCCGTTGTGCCGTCAGTGGTTGGGAATGTGAATCCACTGATGGTCACTGATCCCGTGCCGCTACCCGAAAGCTCTAGGTCTGCGTCGGATAAATTGGTTGTGATCGTGTTGTCCGTGACCGTGATACCATCTATGGTGGCAGAGGTATTGGCCGCTATTGTGGTGAAGGTGCCCGCAAGTGGTGTGGTGGAGCCTATCACGGTGTTGTCTATGTTGCCACCGTTGATGTCTGCGTTGTCTATCACTACTGCGCCTGATCCTGATGCCGACAGGACTAGGTCTGAGTTTGATTGTGTGGTCTTGATCTCGTTGTCCTGCACGTTGATGTTGGAGTCAACTGTGAGGTTGTTGATCAACACACTGCCCGTGCCACTTGGACTCAGCACCAAGTCATCGTTGGTCCTATTGGCGGAGATGTTGTTGCCGCTGATGGAAATGCCGTCAGCAAACAGTGGTGACGCGTATAGTTCAGTGAACATGGTGTTCACGTCCTGCATCGCCGACCTCAGGGTCTGTCCCGTGCCGTCGTTTGCATTATTTCCTACGTTCAATGCTATGCGTGCCATCTTATACCTTGGTCAATCTCCTGACCAGTTTGATTACCTGATCATTTGTGTTATTTACTTGTCCTAGCAACCTAACGTCGCCACCTGATATGTCCACAGTCAGTGACAGCGACTCATATATTGTGGATCCGTCACCGTCGCCATTTGACGCTGGTCCATACGTGCTTATAAATGCTGTGCCCCCATCATGCACCACGTTGGCGTCTATCAGTGTGTACCTGTCTGCTGTTGTGTCTGAAATCTGTATGTGGTATTTGGCACTCCTGTAAGTAGTTGAGGACCAAGAATCTATGACCTGGGGGGATGATGAATTGCCCAGCACTGTTGCGGTGCCATCTTCTATTATGACGTTGTCGTAAAGAGTAGGTGTAGTGATCCAGTCCAGTTGACCCGACCCATCTGTTTTCAACACCTGTCCTGTAAGGCCATCCGTGTTGGGTAACCTGATGCCGTTGATGGAGACTCGTCCCGATCCATTGGCCGTAAATTCCATGTTGTCGTTCGACTGGGTGGCCGTGATTTCATTGTCTGTGATTCGTGTGCCCGTGGTGTCCAGGGTGTCCGCCGTCACTGTGGTGAAAGTTCCGGCCAGTGGTGTGGTCGCACCTATCACTGTGTTGTCTATGTTGCCACTGTTGATGTCAGTGCTGATGATCTGCACGTTGCCCGTGCCGTTGGCCGTGAGCACGAGGTCAGCGTTGGATGTGTTCACGCGTATCTCGTTGTCCGACATCCTGATGGTGCCATCCACGGTGAGGTCCGATATGTTGACCGTGCCAGTGCCACTGCCAGACAGCACTATGTCCGAGTTGCTGTCTGTGGCTATGATCTCGTTGTCGATGAAGTTGAACTGTGACTCCACAGAAGGTCTCGCGAACAGTTCCGTGAAGTTGTCGTTGATCTTGATGCCCGCGCCTCTGATGGTATCACCCGTGCCATCGTCTGCCGTTACACCTATGTTGATCAGTTGTTGTGCCATTACGCTATCTTCAGCGTGCCGCCATCATTGTACAGTTGACCTGTGGCCAGACCAGCCGCCGATGTTGGCAGGTTCGCCATTATTACCTTCTGTGTTAGTATCTCAACAGCACCTGTGCCCGAAGCGTCTATCTGCAGGTCTGCGTTGGAACTGTTGGTTGAAATCTTGTTGTCGGATATGGTCACTGCGGCAAGCACGATGTTGCCTGTGCCGTTTGGTGAAAGTGTGAGGTCGGCGTTTGTGGTTATGGGTGTAATCGTGGTATTGTTGATCTGCAGTTGATCAACTTCTATGATTCCTGTACCATTGGCCTGCAGTTTGAGGTCACCGTTTGTTATCGCAGTCGTGATCAGTCCTGTGGAACCGTCTCCAACCAGTTGGTACACTTCGTCGAAGTTGGCGTTGACCTTGGCCATCGCCGTGCGTAGTGTGTCGCCCGTCGCTGGATTTCCTGCTGTTCCTGTGTCTATCGTAAGTTTAGCCATAATTTGTTACTGGTATTTATTAAATACTGATATGTTCATAGAAGCCCTCAAGACCATCAAGTTGTACAAGAGGGAGAGCAAACTGGGTGTTATTCACAACTATCGTAGGCGCAAAATAATCTATGTGTTCAGGTGTGACTCCTGCTCAGGGACGTTCCAGAGGTCCAAGTCACGGGTGGACATACAGAGGGCATCTAATGACTACAAGCACGTGTGCAACAAGTGTGATTCCAAGAAGTTCGCCCAGAGCGTGGGTGTCAAGATGCGTCGTGTGTATCAGTTGGACGCCAGTAGTACCAAAATCCTATAACTTATGCCACTGGATGAGATCACGCTCGCCCGTTATCCATCTCTGTAGGTCGGCGTAGATGCCACATTTGATGTTGGGTTGGTCGAAGTATTTCCTGAGGAACGTGTTGCACTCCAGGTATTCCCTTCGATTAATAAAGTGGAAGTTGGTGTCAGGGAATCGTCTGAAAGTCTGTCTAAGTTGATACATCCACTCGAACTTGAGGTAGGCCTTCATGCTGAGCCTTTTTGGATAGTTGTTGGTATTCTTGTAGATGTTGTTTTGCTCACGGCTCTGTCCAC